TGTCGAGGATGACGTCGCTGATGACCGTGCGGCCGCCGTACTGCTGCAGTGTGGCCGTGACGTCGGTGACCGTCAGGTTGGTCGAGGGCGGGGTCACGCCTTCAGCCAGGGTCTGGACCGCGTTGGGCAGCGCGTTGTAGCGCCGGAACTTCATGATGCGGGTGCTGTTGCTCGGCAGCGGCTTGGCTTGGCCGAACTTCTCGAGCACCATGAACGGAATGCCGCGCTTGAGCAGCTCTTTTTCGGCGTAGGCGGCCGTGCGCGGAGAAATATCGCCGTAGACAGTGGATGCCATGTTGAATACCTTTCAGAGTTGGCATGTAAACATTCCCCTTGCGGGGCAACTTGAAAGGAGCTGACCTAGATCGGCAACAGGCTCTGTGAACAGTCGGGGCGCATCGCGTATCCCGCGTCCAGCCGCACTCGATGTGCGTCGAACTCCAAAGTGCTCGGTGTGCTGTATCCGGTGCACCGCGCAACACCGGCCCTGGCATTCGTATCCCTGCGCTCGGGTTGCAGGGCTGTGAGGGCAGAATTGGCCCCTTCAGGCAGTCAGAACTTCTCCCAGGCCTCCTCGTAGCCTGCATCGGCCATCGCTGGCTTCTGCGGAACACGAACGCCGCCAGAGCGGACGCCCTCCAGGCTCTCGGCCGCCTCTTCGTCGGCCGGGTTCGGCGTGTCCGCTTTCGCGGGCGCCTTCTCGGCCGCAGGTGCGGCTTGTTGGCCTGGCGCCGCGGCGGTGCTCCCCGCGGCTTTCTTTTTGTACCCGCTCAACAGGCTGATGACCTGCTGCGCGCTACCTCCCTCCACGACCTTGATCGCGGTCTCGCGATCGGCAGGCGGGAGGGAGTTGATGTAGGCCGAAAACTTCTCATCGGCCGACAGCTCTTTGTAGTCGGGGTGCGCAGCCGCGATCGTGTCGTAGTGGCGGCGCAGCTCGACCTCTTCGAACTTGCTCTCGAACTGCTTGCTCACTTCGGAGACGGCCTGCTTGGCGGTCGCCGAAGCGATCGACTTGACCATGCCGGTGAACTCAGCGCCGAAGTCCTCCTCGAGCACGCGCATCGCCTCTTCGGGCGACATCTCGCCGGACTCGACAGCCTCCGCGGCGGCAGCAGCTGCAGCGGCCAGCTCTTCAGAGCCGCCGGATGCGGCCTTGTCGGAGACCTTCTCCAGCTTGTCGCTCGCGGCCTCTGCTTCACCCTCGCCGCCCTTCGCGGCAAGGCGCGCGGCCTCGGCCCTCAGGCGCCCTTCCCACGACCGCAGTCGCTGGCGCTCTTTCTCGATCTCGTCGTCTTCGGCAGGCGGTGCAACCGCCGCAGCAGCGGCCGGCGCGGCTTCTGCTGGCATGACAGCGTCATCGGCGCCATCGGGCGATTCCTCGCCAGACTCGTCGCCAGTGACTTCGGCCGCCTCTTCGGCGTCGAGGCCGGCGCCTTCGCCGGCGCTTGGCAACTCGTCAGAGTTGAAGGCCTCGGCGAACTCTCGGTCCTCGTCGGTCATCTGCAGTTCAGGATCCATGTGCCCTCATTCGTCGACGCCGCACCGCCCTCACGGCAGCAGAGGAACCACACCTTGTTCGCCTTCGATCGACCTTCGCAGCAGGTTCACCTGCTTGAAAGCGCTCTGGACGCGGGGCAGCTCTTCGGCAGTCACATCGACTAGGCGCTCCTTATAGGAGAGCTCGATGAGTTCCAGCAACCCGAGAACGTGGAGAAGAGCGTCGCCTTCGCGGTACTCGCGCACCGCAGCGACCTTGGCCACCATCTGCTCATGAGGGCTCATTTGCCTCATCCATCAATCCTTTGAGTCTCGATCCCTTCGTTCAGGCCGACCATGCCGGTAGCCGGCTGCGGGGCAGCGTCCGGGGGCTCCGCGCTCGGCGCGCCGGTGTCCGCGTTGTCCGGAGACACGGGGTCCGTGTTGCCGCGCGGCTCGACGGCGAAGGACTGGCCGCTGCCGAGCACCTGGTGCGTGCCGGGCTCCTCCTGAACCGGCGGCGTGTTGAGCTGCGCCATGCTCGGTTCTGGCGTGGCGTCCCGCCACCCGCTCGACCGAAGGATCTCGTCGCCCGCGGGAGCGATGACCGGGTTGCTGGTGGCCACGCCGCCGGCTTGAAGTCCGGCGTAGGCCGCGGACACCTTGGTCTCGACGGTCTGGGCGCGGATCAGCGCCACCGACTCCAGGCTCTTCTTGGTCTCGGCCATGATCCGCTGCGACTCGGCCATCGTCTTCTCCAGTGTCGCGGCCATGGTCTGCATCTGCAGCATCAGCGTCTGCTGTTGGAGCTGCGCCTGCATCATGGCCTGCGGACTGTTGCGCTCGGCGTCGAACTCCTCCTGCGTCTTGACGCAGTCGACCAGCTCGTTCGCTTCTGCGCGCAGCTTGTTGAGCTGCCCGCGCTTGATCCAGGGGTCGTCGATCGGGTTGGCTGTGAGCTGGGCGAACTCGTTGAGCTGACGCGCCCTGACCTCCTTGGCGACCAGGCTGGCGCTGCCGGTGGCGTGGACATCGTAGTCACCCTTGATGTCGTTGTCCGGGTTGAACCGCATGTTCCAGTGGTACGTGCCCTTGATGAAGGACACGGTCACACCTTCGTCGTAGTTCGTGACCAGGTCCTTGATCACGATGTTGACGGCGCCCATCAGCATCGACAGGCCAGAGCTCGTGCCAGCCGCGCCCTTGGTGGCGTTCTCTCCACTCATGTAGCGCGGGATGGCGGTCGTCTCGTCGGCGTTGTTCTCGAACATCGCCACCATCTGGTTGAGCATGCCGATGTTCGGGTTGAAGTTGATCTCTTTGACGGCGCGCTCACCAGGGTTCTGGTTGTTGCGCAGCCAGACCTTCCACGGGTAGTGCTCGTCGAGGTTCTCAGCCTTCGCGAGCAGGTGCGCAGACACCTCGAGCTGTGGGCCGCTGGTGATGGCCGCGTTGTCGATCATCATCCGCGTGCTGGCGTTCAGCATGTCCTGGTCGTCGCGCATGATCGACGCCAGGCCCTCTGGGAAGATGCTCGACTCGTCCTTGTCGAAGTAGTACAGGTGGTACGGCCAGGTCGTGCCGTCGATCTGCTGCAGTGCGGCCTTCAGCACAGCGCCGTTCGGCAGCATCCAGACGTTCGAGAAGAAGGCCTCGTGGCACTGATCTTCTGGCACGTTGACGCCCGCGTTCTTGAGCTGCTCACCGGTGAGCCAGCCCCAGCGCTCGAGCACCTCGTATGTGCCGCCGACGTCGCCCTGGTTCGCGTGGCGCTCGCCGATCGTGCGCAGCTCGTTGTCCCAGTAGCGCGGCGTGGCGTGGCCCTTCGGGTTGGCCTTGATCCAGTCGATGATCTTCTGCTTGCCGGTGCGGAAGCTCGGCCGCTCGGCGAGCGCGCTCATCTCGTGGCGCGTCATGGTGTGGCGCTCGTAGACGTAGCGGCACGACTCGAGCTCCGAAGCGCTCATGTCGGGATACCACCGCCAGATCGGGACGAAGTCCACGAAAGGCACGATGTAGCTCTCGCTGACGGACTTCCACTTGCCGCCGTCCATCTTGAACCGCGTGCGGATGCGGCGGTCGACCAGCGGGCCCTTCAGGATGCCGATGCCGTAGAGGTGGCCGCTGTGGATCACCTTCAGCGCGGTCGGCTTGTAGCGCGACTCGACGAGCTGGTCTTCGATGACCTTGCTCATCTTCTTTGCGCGCTCCTTGGCCTCTTGCTGCGCAGCGGCTTCGATGGCTTCGGGCGGGATGGGCTGCTGCTGCAGCGCGGCGATCTGCTGCTCGGCGGCCGCCATCACCTGGGCCGGGTCCTGGCCGTTTTGCTCAGCCTCGGCCGCGGCCTGCTGGGCCTGGGCCATCGCCTGCTGGAGCATCTGCTGCCGCATTGCCTGCTCGATCGCGGCCATCTGCTCGGGCTCTAGCGAAGGCTTCGGCGTGCTGTCGATCTCCCAGTTCTTGTTGGTGCCGGTCGGGAACAGCAGATCGGCCACGCGGCTGTCGGTCGTCTTGACCTTGACCCGCGTCTTGCGCACGAAGGCCTTCGAGCGGGCGGCGCCGATCTTGCTGATGACGTCGGGGTCGTACTGGCCGCGGTACTGGCGGAGGTCCTTCAGCCAGCGCTGCTCGGTCAGCATGCGATCAGACTCGGCCCGGCGGAACTCGTCCATCAGCTCGTTGCCGAGTGTCTGGAGTTGCTCGTCCTGGCTCGCGGGCGGCGGGCGATCTTCGAACACCAGATCCGCTGCGACAGCGTATTCGTCCCGATCGGCGGTTTGGCTCACTTTGCGGACATCCTCGCGAAAAATTCGTCCGTCACGTCGCGGCCGATGCTCATGGTGATGGCGCATAGCTGCGCCGGGCCGAAGATGTAGCTGGCCCACAGGAACGGCGCCGCGACCCACTCGGTGCAGAAGTAGCCGCCGTTGCTCTGGCGCAGCGGAAGCACCGTGGCGCCGGCTCCGCGCCAGTCGTACGGCATGCCGCGGGTGTGCTCCAGGAGCTCGATGCTCTCGCGCACGTCCCACTGCGGCACGTCGACGACGATCCAGTGGCTGGGCGCCAGGCGCACCCTCTTGTCGCGCACGCCGCCGTCGCGCAGGCTGCTCGAGGCGATCGTGAAGGTGCCGTCCTCGTGCGCCTCGTGGATGGCCTCGACGTGCGTCACGTCGCGCCACGGGCCTCGCTGCACGGCGCGCACGGCCGCCCAGCCGATGCGGGCTGTCAGCGTGTCGTCGCGGTGGGCCCCGATGTAGTGCGCGACGAGCATGGTCAGGCCTGGTCGCGCGCGAGCTGCCGAGACCGCACCGCCGCCAGGATGCCCAGCATGACTTGCTGGAAGGTCGTGGTCGGCGCGCCGGGCAGCGGCTGCCCAGTCGTCGGGTCCACCAGGGTCGCGGCCGTCGCCATGTCCGCCGGCGCCACGTCGAACTCCAGGTAGCCCTTGTCCCCGAGACTGCGCACGCTTCCGTCGGCCATCTTGACGGCCTGCTCTTCGGTGCAGACGACGTGCGCCGTGTTCGGGGCCGGGTACGTGATGCGAAGGTCGCGCACCCTGGTGTAGGGCACGCCGACCGCGCTGCTGTCGTAGTTCGTGGTCATGACTCCCTCCGTGTTACGGGGCGGTGTAGCCCAGAGCGTTGAATCGGACGGTGCCGGCCGCGGACAGGGCCACGTTCAGCGCCGTGTTGGCCGTGAGCGGGATGCCAGTCGGCAGCGGCATGTAGACAGACTGCCCGGCCGGCACGGTGATTTGCAGGCGCGTGGTGGTGCCGTCGCGCAGCAGCACGTCAACGGCGGCGGCGCCGGTGTTGGTTGCCTGAATCAGCGTGACATGGCGCTTAAGGCCGGCGCCTGCGGCGGTCTGCACCGCAACATCAGTGACTGCGGTCAGGGCGAGGGTTGTCGCCCACTCAGCTTCGGGCAGGGCGTAGGGCTTGACGATGCCAGCACCGATCATCGTGCCGAGCCACGCCAC